TATCGGGCGTCCGACTTACATTTCGGATCACGTTGCTCAGGACGAAGTTGTGGGCTTTATGGGCGATTTCTCCCAGCTTATTTGGGGACAAATCGGCGGACTGTCCTACGACGTCTCTGACCAGGCAACTCTTGACCTTTCCGTTAATGGAGATGGGTCCGGAATTGTATCACTTTGGCAGCAGAACATGGTAGCAATTCGTGTTGAGGCCGAGTTTGCTGCGCTGGTGAATGACCCTGAGGCATTCGTTAAGCTGACTGATACTCCTGCGCCGAAGGCTCCGGCCACCCCGCCGAAGACTTCGCCGGCTCAGACCGCTAAGTGATTCTGACGGGGAGGGGGACTTTGGTTCCCCTCCCCTCAGGTCTGGAAAGGACTCCTTATGGCGTATGCAACCCCTGACGATGTAGCTACACGTTGGGGCCGGGAACTTTCCCCTGAGGAAACCAATCTGGTCAGTGTCCGGTTGGAGGATGTTGAGCGAATGATTCGCAGAAGCATCCCTGATCTGGATGACCAAGTTTCGTCCGGTCAGATTGATGTTGAGGATGTTGTTCAGGTCGAATCGGACGCCGTTCTTCGGCTGGCCCGTAACCCAGAGGGTTACAAGTCGGAGACTGACGGTGACTACACGTACACGTTGTCGGATGATCTTTCGACGGGTGTTCTGGGTATCACCGATGATGAGTGGGCGATCCTTGGGGTGTCGCGTGGTAGCGGCATGTTCATGTTGACCCCTCAGCCGGTGATCGGGCCGACTATGTATGACCCGTGGTATGGACGCCGCAACGTCGAGGCTGTGTGGAAACACTACAAGGTTATCGACTGGGCACGTCAGGTGTGGTGATGAGTCTTCTGGATAAGTACAACCAAAACATTGTTGTGTTTCCGGAGGAAGTTGTTACTGACGCTGACGGGAATGTGAAGACCCGCCCGTCGAGGACGGGTGTTCCTGCGGTGGCCCGTATTCAGCCGGCTTCGCAGTCGGGTACGTCTGCTCGTAGGCTTGAGCAGGATAACGAGGGGTTCGAGGGTGAGAAGATTTATTATCTTCGGTTCCCTCGTAGTGTGAAGTGCCGGTTGGGGGCTCAGGGCCAGATTGAGTGGCTTGGGGTTCGTTGGGCGGTGTTTGGTGACCCGAACATTTACACGAACTCGCCTCGTACTTCTCATCATGTTTACACCATCAAGAGGTACTGATGGAGTGGACTGTTTCGCAGAAGCAGTTGAACGGCATTGTTGCGAGGCAGCGTGAGGTTCGCCGGGAGATTAAATCTGAAACCCGTGAGGTTGAGGGTAAGGCTAGGTCGAATCTGGCTATGGCCCGCGCAGCGACACCGTGGGTGAAGATCGCTGACCCCAGCGGGTTGACTGATGTGTACGGCATCATGGGCGGGCCGGCACAGTATGACGACGTTGACGGGTTTGTGTATTTGCAGGCACCGAACGCTTTCGCTATCGAGTTCGGTCACGCACCTTCGGGTGTGTTCGGGCCTGACGGCAGGTACGCGGACGTTGAGACTCGTTCCCCGCATGGTCTTTACATTTTGACTAGGGCTGCGGGGATGCCGCGTTTGAATTACACGGTGGCTGGCACGAACCCCAAGAGGGGTCCTTTGCCGACGAAGCGGCGTAAACGCAAGAACAAACGGTACAAGAAACGTAAAAGGGTTTACCAAGATTAGGAGGACGCCCAGGTGTCGAAAATACCACGGGTACAAGCTGTTGTCCTTCCTCTACTTCGGGATGCCTTGCCGGGTGTGAAGATCGGTTCTTGGGTTGAAGATATCGACTACCGGACGTTCCCGATGTTGAACGTCAGGCGTATCGGCGGTCGAAGGCTGAACCCCGGTTACTACGAGTTGGCGCTACCAGTTATCGAGTTGACCTCTTATGGGACTGAGGGGTTGGTTGAGACTGAGCAGTTGTACGAGGATGCGCTTGAGGCGCTGTATGAGGCTGTGAGGCTTCAGAAGTTAACCAGTGCAGGTTATTTGCACAGCATTACGGAAACGATGGGGGCAACCCAGTTTTCGTCCCTTTACATGGACTCCTGGCGGGTCCAAGGTCTGATTCAACTTGGGGTTCGTCCCCTTAAACACTAACCAGGAGACATGTTATGTCACAGAACGATAAGGCAGTTGTTACTGCCGCTGTCGGCTATGTGTTTGTCGCCGCACCGGGCACTCCGCGCCCGACGCCGGCTCAACTTGCCGACATTGACCCTGAGGCTTTTGGTGCTTCTTCTAGCTCGTTGACTTCTTCGGGGGCTCCGACTGGCGGCACTTTCAGCTTGACCGTGGGTGAGGGCGCTGTCGCCCCGAAGCAGGCAGTGGAAACCATTCCGGCTAAGGCTCCCGCGCAGGAAGCCAGCACCCTTGAGGCGACTGGTGTTGAGCCGCCGGCTGCCACCCCTGATCCGAAAGCGGCCAAGAGCAGCAAGACCTCTAAGGCTGTTGCGGCTGAGGAACCTGTCGCTTCGGATGCCCCTTCGGGTACGACCCTTGATCTTCCGTTCGATTGTGGTGCGGCTGAGGTTCAGACCGCCCTTGAGAACATCGAGGGTGTCGGTGCGGGCAACGTGAAGGTTACCGGCGGTGGTTTCGCTGACGGCGGTTTCGTGGTCGCTTTCATCGGGGCTCTGTCGGCTGAGAACGTCGAGGTTACGGTTAACTCGAAGCTTGAGCCTGTCACTGTCACCGTTGATTCTGCGGTTGTTTCGGCCCCGAATGGTTGGTCAAGTGTGGGCCATACAGCCCGAGATGACCTGCCGGAGTTCGGTTTTGACGGTGGCGACACCGAGGTTCGTGGTACTTGGCAGAACGAAAATCTGCGTGAGGTTGTCACGAAGCCGATTTCGGATTACCTGACCATTTACTTGCAGCAGTGGGACATTGACTCGCTGACGCTGTACTACGGTCAGGACGCCTCGAAGCAGTCGGGTGTGTTCGGCGTCAAGGGCGGTACTGCCGCCCCGGTTGAGCGTGCCTTGCTGATTATCATTGTCGATGGTGATACGAAGATCGGTTTCTATGCGCCGAAGGCGTCTGTGAAGCGCGATGATTCGATCAGCCTTGCGACTGATGAGTTCGCTTCGCTGCCTGTTCGTGCCACGTTCTTGAAGTACGGCAGCAGCAACGTGTTTGAGTGGATCAACGAGGACCTGTTTACCCCGTGATCCGCTAGTTAGACCGGGGAGGGGTTGGAGTCTTGGCGGGCCTTCCAACCCCTCCCCACCTAAGCCCCGCCAAATCAAAAGGCCCGCCCAACAAACTTTTATGAAAGGTCCGCTAATGGGTAACATCTTCACTTTGGATTCGATGCGCGAAGAAATCGAGCGGGAGTTCGCCCCGTTCCAGATCGAGGTCGGTGGGGAAACCCTGACCCTGCGTAATCTTCTGCGTGTCCCGAAGAAGAACCGGGATGAGGTTTACGGTCTGCTCGATGAGATGACCGACATTCAGGGCGGTGTTGATGATTCGGGGGCGTTGTCTTCGACTGAGAAGTCCGCGCAGATCGCTTTGCATATCATTCCGCTTGTCGCTGACAACGAGAAGTTGGCGCGGAAGCTGGTTGAGAACATCGAGGATGATCTGGCGTTGACGTTGCGGCTGTTCAATGTGTGGATGGAAGCGACTCAGGCGGGAAACTCCGAGGACTCACCGAACTCGTAGATGAGTACGGTGAGTTTCTGGCTGCCGATCTGCGGGAGTATTACCAGCTTGATTTGAGGGATTTGTTTCGCCCTGAGGCGGGTTTGGGTCCTTTGTATTTGTTGTCTTTGATTCGCGGTTTGCCGATGGATTCGAGGTTTAACGCGGAGCGTCGTGGTGGCCCTGAGTTTCGTGGTTGGGATGCCGGCAGGTACATAGATGTTGCGGCTGTGAATGCTCTTAGGGCGTTGCAGTGGACGTATGTGGCTGCTCATTCTAAGCAGAAGCCGAAACTGCCGGAGCCGTTCCCGATTCCTGATTTGTCGGTGCGTCGGAAGAATACTGGGCCGGGTTCGTTTGCGTTTATTGCGGCGGCGAAGTTGTCGGCGGCTAGGAGAGCGAAGGGTTATGGCTGAGGGTACTGAGGTTGGCCGGATTTATATTCGGGTTTCACCTGACACCGATGAGTTTCGTCGTGAGTTGAAGGCGAAGCTTGAGGAAATCGAGCGGGAGCTTGAGGGTGAAATCCCTTTTGATGGGGACACCACTAAGGCTGAGGCTAAGGCTAAGGAAACCGCTGAGAACGCCCCTAAGGGCACGATCAAGTATGACTCTCAGGTGGAGAAGCTTGACCCTAAGCAGGTTGAGGACGCCACAAAGGGCTTTGATGAGGAATTACAGTTCAAGGCAAACTTAGATCGTTTCCGGCGCAGGTACCTCAACAAGTTCCAGAAACTCATCTCTGACTTCGAGGTCAACATCCCTTTAGATTTTGAGGGTGAGGAACTTCGCAAGAAGTACCAGGACCTTGAGAAAGGTTTCGGGGAGAAGCTTAAGCTTCTTGATCCGAAGAAAGACAAAGCGACTTTGGCGCAGTTGCGTCGGGACGTGGACGAGTTTTATCAGGATGTTCGTTCTGAGGGTGCGAAAGATTTCCTGCTGGGGAAGTTCGAGGTCGATGAGCGGGTCCAACGGCTAGGCGACCTTGAGAAGTCTCAACGCAACATAGAACTGTTGATGGATCAGTTGAACGCTGATCTTTACAAAGCGTATTTCGCTTCTGAGAAGGTCGATGTTCTGATCCGCGCTTCGGTGGATCAGAACTGGTTGATTCGGCAGCTTGCTTCGCTGAAGCGGACCATTCTGGCGGGAACCCCGAAACTCGTTGTCGAGGTCGATAAGGGCAGGTTCCAGAGGGGTCTTCTGGGGTTGACGAATGTCGCTATCGTGGCTGGTGCTGCGATCAGTAAGGCGTTCGGTGCGGTTGCGAGCGGTGTGGGTAAGTTAGCCGGTTTAGGTGTGTCTGCTGTCAAGAGTTTTGCGCGGCTACCCGAATGGATTTTGATTACCGTAGCGGCCCTGGCTTTTCTGGCACCTGCGTTGGCTTTGGTGTCTGGTCTGCTGGTCGCTCTCCCCGGTGTCATCGCCGGGGTCGCTATCCCTATGGGTGTGATTGCTCTAGGCATCGACGGCATCAAGAAGGCCGCGGAGACTGCGAAGCCGGCGTTCGAGGATTTGAAGAAATCTATCTC